ATCTATGCTTAATGGCGTTCCATCAATGTAAACCAATGAGGTAATTTTTAAATTACCTTTTGTGTTTTCAATGGCACCAATCTCACTAAGTTCAGTTGAACCCATACGCACATTCAATGCGTCAATATATTGACCGTTGGGTATAAGTCGTTCATCAACGACCTTGTTCATTTTACCCGCAGTAAAGTTTCTTGTAATTTTTGTCATGTTACTTTACCCACTTATGCTGACCACGTAAGTTCATTAACAAACGGCCCGGATGAATATTACTCAATCTAATTTTTGCATTACGCAATAGAGATGACTTTTCTTTTCGTGCTCTCATTACTACATATTCTTGTACACCAAGCTTTGAGTTGAGTATCTCATATTGAATATATGCGTACACATATTTCTCAAATAACTTGTTTACAGTCACTAAGCTGTCGTCACCATTCTCCATACCATCAGATACGTACTCAAGGATAACAGACTCTCCTGACATGTGCGAGCTAAAGTTAATAACTCCTGCCTTCTTATCAATGGTAAATGTTGGATTTCCGTTAGCCGTCTCTGTATTTAAACCATATCGGGTACCAATACCTGCCTCAAAATACCAAGCCCCATCATAGTTCCAACCCTCCTGTCCATCAAATTGATTTCCCGGATTTAGGTAGATGCTCTTTTGAGTACCCTTAATACGATCCCAATCAAGCTCAGAAAACTCAGGCTCGAGTGCATTACCTGCCTCATCAAATAAAATCCTACAATCATTATCCTGTAGGTAAGCCTTTGCTGACTGAATCTGAATATTCTCAGTCATTGGTCTAATCCAACCATCCTTATACAAAGATATGCGTACCCAATTGACGTAGTCAGAAGGTAGAACAAAACGAAGTTGATCACATATAGTGAGCTGAAGCACTTTAATTTCTTTAAATGCGTCATAGTTTAGCTCTTGGATAGCACGCTTTGCATGGAAGATTATCTTATAGCGCTCCTCATTGTTAACCAATGAATGATTACCTGCATACATCAACATAAAGTTGTTGACGATATTATGCAGGCCTACATACTGATAAGAGCCCCAATTGGCATCCTCAGGCGCATTACCGCCATTCTCGTAATATTGATACTGTGAAATATATGCCATGGTCTATTATTGTTGTTGGCTAAATGCAGGGTTTTCGCTCTGTTCTTGCTGAATAGCATACTGAGCAACTTGAATCTCTCTTATGGATATACCACAATATTGAAGGATTTTCATTACTATTTTGTATTCATCTTCAAAAGGAAGCTCAAAGTCTTGGTAGTCAGGTTGTGATGGGTCAAATGATGGCTCACCATTACTTATCAAGTTGATGTATGTCCACTTAGGATCTAAAGGTAACCTAAAGTATGAGCACTTTAATGACGACACCCCATTGATGGTGTCAGGGTATACACTGATAGTATCACCTTCAATAATATAAGATGGATACTTTGTGGTCGGTGCCGTAAGCATTGAGTCCAATAACATATACAAACGTGCGTTAGCAACCTTCTCAGCATCTCCCAATCTTGTTGTACCCGTTGGGTCAAAGCAAGTAAGTCTGCTAATCATATAGAAGTTGTATCCTGTTGTTACCAATGATGGTAAGTAGTATTGATTTGTTGAAGGCGTAACCTGTGTGAGCGTATCATTACGCAAGAAGCCCTCTAAGACCTCTGCAATAGGATTCTCGATATCAGCATACTCAGTGCCTGATAGCCTTGCATTCTCTGCATTTATGGTCTTATTATAGCTGCTGTAGTACTCTTCGTAGATTTCCATCTGAGCCTGTTTTGCAAACAAGTTAAAGTCAGAAGGAGATATATAGCCGTAGTTGTTCTTGTTAAGAACTGACAATACGGTGTTTCTTACTGAGTTAATCATTGAAATATCTTTTCACAAAGATACAAAAAAATAAAGGTGCCACTAGGACACCTTTATCAAACAAACAAATGAGTAGAACTCTAAAACAACGTTACAAATATAACATTATTTATGCATTCTCCAAATGGTGCTCTAACATTTTCAATGCTTCAACACCTTCATCAGTTTTAAGATACATAGCGACTAGCACATATGGGTCTTCACCGTAAGGTATATTGAGCATTTTCTTTCTATTAGTTGGTGTATTATACCAAACTTCTTTGTTTCCACTTCGGAAACCAAGTAAGCCCATGTCAAAGAATATATGAACTTGTGATTGTAAGTGTAGCATTGGATCTTCAAGAGCATTCAAGAAGTTAAGCGGGTAGTTACGTGCATAGATAAGCACATCGCGCTTCATTTCTGCTGTGGTAACACGGCTTACATCTTTGTTGAATAATACTCGATATACTGTCTCAAGTTGCTCAATGCTTAACTCACGAGCTCTGATTAATGCATCAACCTCAGTTGCCAAGAATTCAACTTCTTCTTGTGCATCACGCTCTTTATTTACTTCTTCAAATACGATACCATTCTGTGGATGGTAATATAAAAACTCCTGTAAAACAGGATTGTTTTTAGGAACGTTTAAGAATCCGCTCTCAAAGATAATAGGTTGGATAAGTGGGTTTCCATCTTGCTCGTCCTCAAATGGGCTCTTTTGGTTTATTGCATAACGAAGAGGTCTGTTTTGATTGGTTTCCTCATCGTACCAAAGGAGTGCTGAGCGTTTTGTGTTTCTTGCTGATAGCATATAAGACAATGGTGCCTTATCATTTTTGAGTCTATAAACTCTGTCGGCAGCAGCCAACTTTACTTTTTTTGACATAAGATATAATATAATTAAAGTTTACAATAAAAATAGAGAGGGACCGAAGCCCCTCTCATATTTTGAGTGCTAATTAGGCACCGTAACGGAACAAGAAGAAGTTGTTCGCGCCCAAGGTACAAAGTGCACGCTCAGACAAGAAGTTAACTTCCATTGCATCGAGGTCGCTAGTAGCAGCACCACCGGCAGAACCTGTGATCCAAGTTTTGTAACGACGATCTTCAGTTTCAGACGCACGGTAACGAACGTGTAAGAACGGACGCTTAGCGTTTTTACCAAGGATTTGATCGTATACAGTTGTTGAACCTGCAGGAACAAGCATACCTGTGATTACGTTAGCAGTTGAAGCTCCTGTAGCAGATGCAGTCAAACCACCACGCATTGTTGGATCGTTGAGGTATTTCCAATCTGTTTTGTAGAAGTCATAACCACGACGGAATCCTGAGAAACCAAGGTTAAGGGCCATGTCACGGTCGTTGTCAAACAAACCATAAGATGTACCTGCAGCACCATAGCTGTTTTGAGCAGCCAACATATCGTCGATGTCGAAAGAGAAATCACGATTAACGAACAATACGTTCTCTTCGATAGAACCTTGTTTGTCAAGACGAGAAATCATATCGTCGAAATCTTGCAATGATGTTGGGTTACCACCGCCCCATACGTTACCACGAGAGTTAACAACGTAGAAAGCACCTTCAGAACCTTTGTTACCATAGATTGGGTTGACACCTGAGTTAGCAACACCTGAACCTGATTCAGCAGGAACAGCTTCTAACATTGCAGTTTCGAGGTAGTCTTCGAAACGGAGACGAGTTTCGTGCTCAGACTTCAAATACCAAAGGTATCCGTTAGCACCATTCTCAGTAGTGATTTCAATCCAACCGATCTGAGCCATGTCAGAACCATTGACAGCATATTTGTCTTTGATGATGATTGGGCTGTTAGAGAAGATTTCGTCTTCTGCTTCCAATGAACCAATCATACCTACAGTACCTTTCTTGAACTCAGAACCATAAACAAATACGCTAAATTCGTTAGCTGTAGAAGCATTGGTGAAACCTGCAGTTTCGTAGAAAGCAACTGTAAATTGGTCAGTAGCTGTGTTAACAGCAGTAACGATTGCTTTGTTTTGGGAAGGACCCGCAACGTTAGGAGTAATCATTACAGTTTGACCTGCGCGGATAGCGATACCTGTTACGTTCAAGTCATTCACTTGGAAGATAGCAGTGTTAGCACCTGTTGCAGTAGCTGTAGAAACAACTTTGGTGTACTTAGTGTGAAGACGACCTTGTTCTGCCCATTTGATTTGGTCAGAGATAGACGGCATCTCAGCACCTACCATACGAAGGAAAGATGCAACGGTACGGTTTCCGTAACGCTCAAATTCTTTCTCATATGTATCAGGTAAATACTGATTCATGAAGTTAAATCCGTTTGACGGGATGTAGTTTGTTGACAAAGCTACCTGTTCAGCACTTGGCTGTAACTGATAACCGGGTGTAGATAAAACAGACATTTTTTTTCTTTTTTAATAGTTTATATTCTTTTTGCACTTGTGATTTTCAATCCATTGCCTGAGCCCGGATTTACTTCTCGGATTTGCATTCCTCCTTTGGAGATTGTCTCAGGTGCTCTGCGCTCAGACATATTCACATTTTTTATTTTTTTAGTGACATTGTCTGTCGCATCGGCCTGACCTTGTTCGTAGAAGAACTTGGCAAACTTCTCAGGATTCATTGCGATCGCTAAAGCTCTATGGTATCCCGCAGCATCACTTACCATTCCGCTCTCATCCAAATACTTATTGATAAAGTTTGTTGGAGTTGATTGGAGCTTCTTAAGCTCTGTTGCGTCACCGGGAGAGAAAACCACTTTCTTGTCGTCAATATTGAACTCAAAACCTTTGAATTCTTGACTAAACACCTCATCAGTTTTCTTTAGGAACCAATCACGTTTGCGACCGTTTTCCTCCTCTAGGGTTTTAGCTTGTTGTATGTATTGTTTGTAGGCCTCGAATTCTTCTTTCTCTTCAGAAGCAATTGTACTTCCCCTTGACTCAAGAGGTTGTTTGTATTTCTCCTTTTCAGATGTGAAATAATCCTTGGCTTTAGCAATAGCCTTTTTCTTAGCAATCTTGACTTTCTTAACGTGAGATTCATCATCTAAATCCTCATCATAAGAAAACTCTTCCAACATGGCATTAATGTCGTCCTCATCGAGACCAACCTCTGTAGCCATGAGGTATTGCTTCAGCATTTTATCAGGATTCATGGAATCAAAGTCTTCTTGCAATTTCAAGTAGTCTTGAATACCACGTCCTGTTTCTTTCTTGTACTTTAAGAATGCCTCAACATCTTCAGGTAACGGTTCGTTTTCCTGACGTTGAGCCATCAACTCGTCAAACGAATTGATTTCCTTATTGTACCTTTTTCCCAAATATGAAAGAACGTCTTCTTCTTTTAGCTCAGGTGTCTCAATTGGCGGTGTCTCAATTGGAGGTGTTTCAATTGCAGGTGGATCGTTATTTAAACTCTCCTCATGCTTTTGTAATAATTCCTCTTCAATTTGAGCTGCGCTCTTTTCAACAATTCCTGTTACTTCTTTTACTTTAAATTCCATTAGATTTAATTTTTACAAAGTTATATATTATTTTTTATTGTTTTAACGTGGCTCAAATTCAGCCATGTCAAAGCCATCAAGGGAATCCTCATTGGATTCAAAACTTATCGGTGGTAGGTTGTTCTTTCGCTGATCAATCAACTTAGATTGCTCTGAGTTTTGTTGACTAATACGTTTAGCTTTAGCGTCTTCTCTTTCTTTTTCTCTTTTATCCAAAGATTGAACATCCATTCCTTTGAGTTGCATTTGCATATCAAACTCAGTCTGCATTAATTGCTGCTTGAGTACGGCCTCATTCTTCATCTTCTCAATCTCAAAAGCCACCTCAGCTTGCTTAAGCTGCATTTTAGATTGTGTCTCAAGTTGGATTTTCTGCATAGAAGTTTGAGCAGCCATCTGTTGTATTTGAACTTGCTGCTGAGCTTGGATAGCCTGAGCCTGCATTGCACGCTGTTGCTCTTTCTCTTCTTTCTTAACTCGCTTAAGTTTTAAGAGTTGGTTAGCCAACTTGAGATTTTTAATTTCGCGTATATCAATTGCATCCT